TAGTAGAGCAGAAACTTCTATCCGGGTAGATTCTATTGTTTTAGATTTATATACCCCTAATTATGATGCTGGGATCGTAGCCGCTTTAGATCTAGACTTTTTTGATCCTATAACTGTTAGCACTACCCAGCCCGGCGGATCTACGCTAACTAAAACACTACAGATTTTCGGCGTTCAAAACACAATAACACCGAATAGCTTCAAAACTTTATTCACTACTTTAGAGCCGGTTATAGATGCGTTTATATTAAATAATTCTGTTTACGGCACTTTAGACAATAACGTACTAAGTTACTAAGGAGAAAAAATGGCAGCTGGACAAGGCTTTAAGACCTTTACCACCGGTGAAGTACTAACCGCCGGCGACGTAAACGGTTATCTAATGCAAGGTGTTTTAGTGTTCGCTTCGGCGGCCGCTAGAGATTCCGCAATTACTTCACCGCAAGAAGGCCAATTCGCATTTACTAAAGATACTAACGGGCTTTGGTATTACGATGGCGCCGCTTGGGTAGCCTCAGGTGCTACCGGTGATATTGAAGGTGTAACCGCTGGTATAGGTATATCAGGTGGTGGCACTTCTGGCACAGTAACTGTAACTAACTCTATGGCTACAGCTATTGATGCTAAAGGTGATTTAGTTGTTGGTACTGGTGCAGATACTTTTTCTAAACTCACAGTGGGAGCAAATGGCACCACACTCGTAGCGGATAGTTCTGAGGCTACTGGTTTGAAGTGGGCGGCGGCCGCAAGTGGTGGAAAAGTATTGCAGGTAGTTAATGCAACATATTCAACAGTTGCTACAACAACCTCATCTACTTACTCTGATACTGGCTTAACTGCAACAATTACACCAACATCAGCAACTTCAACAATTTTAGTTACAGTTCATCAAACTGGTTTATATCGCGGTGCTGGAAATTCACAAAGTAGAATTGGTATTAGACTACTACGCGCATCAACTACATTGATAACTTTAGAAAACCACGTTGGTTATACAAACACCGATTTGAGGCAAATGGTTGGCGGAACTGGTTGCACATATTCAGATTCACCAGCAACCACATCGGCTACAACTTACAAAACACAATTTAATAATGGTAATAATGCTGGTGATGTGTATGTTAATTTTGACCCTGTAACTTCTACAATGACTTTAATGGAAATAGGTGCATAATGGCTAAATCTTATGAAGTATTAACAATGCTATGTCCAGATGTTGAGTATGCACTAATTGGCGACAAATACGAAGACATTGATTGGTTTGGTAAAGAACCAGCAATTACTAAAAAACAATTTCAAGATGGCTTTGCTCAGTATGATGCTTGGAAGGCAGAGCAAGATGCTGCCAAGGCTGCTGAGAAAGCAGCAGCCGAAGGCAAACTTGCCGCACTTGGTTTAACTACCGATGATTTAAGGGCTTTAGGTTTATAGCACAATCTTGAGGAAGTGTGTTATAGAAAGGTTGAGTAATGCTTACTTCGCATAACGGCTGGAAAGCTTCTAAAGATCCAGCCGAGATAGATATTAAGAGCTATCAAGTACCAGGCACTAAGGTTAAATTACGGTGCGCTAGCGCCTGCGCTCCCCTATTGATCGGCTTCGCGGCTGAGTTTCATAAGTTAATAGAGCCAATAGATGAAGGCGCCTTAGATGATTGGGGCTACGCCTTCCGTCCTATTCGTGGACAAACTGAAAAGCTAAGTAATCACAGCTCCGGTACAGCTATAGATCTAAACGCCCCTAAACATGCTTTAGGACTTATAGGCACTTTCCCACCTGAAAAAGTACCAATGATCCGGGCGCTATCTAAGAAGTACGGCCTTAAATGGGGCGGGGATTATCAGAATAGAAAAGATGAGATGCACTGGGAAATAGATTTAACGCCTGAGAAAGCCTCAGCGTTAATTATCAAGTTAGGACTAAAACATGCAATATAAACAAATGTTTTTATCATGGCTTAGGGCTTCGCTAGCTTCGGCTGGCGCTTTATACATGGCAGGTACTACAGATCCTAAAACTCTGGCGTACGCGCTAATCTCTGGATTTATTGGACCGGTACTAAAGTATCTTGATACTTCGGCTACTGAGTTCGGCCGTACTAAGTAATTTAATGAAGTGGCTAGTAGGGTTATTGCTCCTATTAATAACCCTTACTAGTTGCGGTTATCAAGGGTGGATTAGATATGAATGTCAGGAGTTCGCTAACTGGGAAAATCCAGAGTGCAAGCCGCCAGAATGTAAAGTTACCGGTACTTGCACGGCAGATATCCTCGGCGATGCCATTAAAGAAAAGGCATAGAGATCGCCTAGATCCGCAAGAGATACATGCTCGGTTAATTCTGTTAATCGGTGCGACCCTAGCTCTTACCTTTTTTATAGTAAGTGTTGGAGTGGTGTACGCCTTAATCTTCGTAACTCAACCTATCGGAGCCCAAGCGCCGAACGATGCCGCCTTTATAGATCTGCTAAAAACTCTAGCTATATTCTTAACTGGATCACTTGGCGGAGTGCTAGCAGGCAACGGCCTAAAGCCTAAGGATAAACCTAAGGTATAGCCCCTGCGTGTCGGTCCTTGCTTATTGTCAGTGGCTAGCCTTACCCTTCTATTATCGGTAACACCGAGTTACTGATAGTAAGGGCTACATAAATGCAAACTATCGAAGTACTAGCACTGATATTCGTGCTATTAATCGTATTCACAGCTTCATTCATGCTGGGATTCAAAGAAGGTAAAGAATATGGCTTAGCCACTTCTCTTAAATGGCGCCGTAATATGGACAAGGCGGCCCGATGATGGGTCAAATAACTAGAGCAGAGGTAGGCCGCTATTGCGACTACTGCAAAGGCCGCTGGGGAAAAGCGAAAGACGGCTCGCTAAATGATAAAGCAAGACGGCAGGCCGTCGTTGTTGTTATTAGCACCATTACAAAATCAAAGGGAATCGAGCGAGCTTACTGCGAAACATGCAGAGCTGAAAACTCTAGATGGCCCGATGGCACTATTTGGCCCCTTAGCGAGCAACTTAATTACGCACAGGCTACCTTCGGTGAGTAACTTTTTAGAAGGCTATGAGGACGTAGCCACACGTATCCGCCGGGTCCATGATAACTATCCCCTATGTCGCTTCAATATCCGCGACCTAGCTATCGATTTTGATAAAGGTTATGTCTATGCAGTAACCGAAGTTTATCGAGATGCTAACGATGAACACCCAGCCGCCGTAGATGTGGCCTTTGAAGCTAGAAGTGATCGCGGTGTAAACCGTGATTTCTGGGTAGAAAATTGCATTACGTCCAGCTATGGGCGCAGTGCGGGCCTTCTACTTGGCTCAGAAAAGCGCAGTACTAAGCAAGATATGGAAAAAGTACAGAGGTTAAATAACGGGAAGATTGATTCCGAATGGTCAGGCTTTAGCGTTAAAACTACCTCTACCACTATTCCAGATCCTCTAGGTACTGCGCTCGAGCTAGTTAAAGATCAATTAGGTGGCAGTGAAATAGAAGAATCCCCTATCTGTAATCACGGGCACATGATCTTTAAGACAGGATCAGCTAAGAGCACTGGGAAAGAATGGCGCGGCTATATGTGCACTGAAAGAGTTAAGGCTAAACAATGTGCTCCAATATGGCAGAAACAAACTAATACCGGTAGCTGGTACACCCCTAAGCCTGAGCTAGCGGATCACCTGTAATGGGTTACGCCGAGATAGTTAGAGGCGGAATAGTTACTCGGTTTAATGATGATGGAAGTACTACCTCTACCCCAGCTCGTAGATGCGATCACTGCACTAAAGATTGTTTAGATATTGGTGGCCGCATACACGATTGGCCCGATGGCGGCTGGGATTGGTGGTGCGCTGAGTGCATCAAATAATCAAGGTAATTCTAGATTATTCGCAAGAGGTACAGGCGCACACAGTAGGACTAGATCGAGTAGCGAGTATTAATGCTGTTGCAGATCACCCTAATAGAGCTGTACGTAATCTTAACTTTCATGAATACGTATCAGAGATGAGCGAATCGGTAGGCGCTGAGATAGCTGTAGCTGAGTACTTCGGCCTCAAAAACTTTGTGCCTACTAATAACACCTATAAACGTGAAGCCGATGTAGGTGCGCAGATTGAAGTTAAGTGGACTAAATACACCGATGGTTCATTAATCATAGGTCGCACTGATCGCGCTACCGATGTAGGTGTCTT